TGATTAGGTGAATTATGTTCAATTTTAATGCTTTTTACCTTGCCTAAATGTTCATTAGACTCTTCTTTGCCTTCTGGTTTATATCTCATTTTGATTTCTCCGATGTTGATATTAAAAAATCAATAATCTTTATCTTATCATTAACCTCTGCTAGTTGTCCTATGAGCTTATCTAGTTCAATACTAAAAGCTGTATGCTCAGGAATACTAGTTGGGTTATTTAATAAAACCTCTAAATCTAAAGTTATTTGTGCACGTTGACCGTGCAGCACTTCCTTTTGTGTGCAAAGCACTCCTAGCTTATCCATACTTACCTACTTCTTTTTCTTTTTGCCGTAAGACATTTTCATTGACTTAGGTTTTTTAGTCATAGATTTCTTTTTACTAGGTTTCTTTTTGCCATAGTTATACATAATTACTCCTTATCTTTTCTCCAAAGATCAAAAAATGGTTTTTCAGATTCTTTTACCCCAGGAATAGTCCCATCATGATCCTTTACTGTTGAGTAAGAACAACTGCAAAGATCTTTATATGTATGGGGCTCTTGGTGGTCAAGAGGTTTGTTTATGCCTGTATTCTTCATGGTTTTATCTTACCTTATTGTGGTTTAGTTGGCCATACTACACTATCAATATCTGTTACTGATGAGTTAGTAGCCGGCACGTCTCGTAAAGCTTGTCTGTATGTAGTCCACTCTGCTTTCTTTTCTGTGGTCAAAGGGCTATCAGGGCTTTGTGTCCAATCACATTCTGCTAATAAAAAGTCTCTAGTCCTTCTAACTTTAGGCCAAAAGTCTGGCGTATAACTTACTGCAACCCCATCAACAATCTTCTGTGTTGCCCTGTCAAAGTCTCCCTCAATAATACTGTCGCCTTCGTTTAATAATATATCATCTACACTATTAACAGAAGTTTGTCCTTGTGTATGAATAATCCCTGTAGCGGTATTATAGATTGAATAGTTTTTCATAATTAAGTTGTATTATCTATGTATACATACATACTTTGATATGTACTGTTATGTACGGACCCCGATACATTAAAATTCATTCGCCAATAAACTGTTTCTTGTGAGCTAGACATACCTGTAAGTGTGCCCTGCCACATAAATGCGTATGTTCTAAATACTCCCGCATCTGCCTCTACTACTGGTGATAAAGACACCCAAGTAGATCCATTAAAACTATATTGAAGGGTGCCATTTCTTACATCTCCCAAAACAGCACTGTATAAAACCTGATACGTTGCGCCATTTCTTACATTGTTTACTGTGATAGGTAGGTAAACGGCTTCAACACTATTTATCTGATCGCCTGGATAGCTTCCATTATACTGACTAGCACTATTGTAAACAGCTAAAGGTACTGTGCCTCCTGTTTGATTAAAAATGTCAGCACTTACATCAGCAAAGTGTTTTACATTTAATGTATCAACATTAATTCTTGCTGAATTAAGAAGCCCCGCATCTATTTTTGTAGCATTTAAGTTAGCTATTTTTGCATTATCAATAGTAGCATCAACTATTTTAGCGTTAGTAATTTGAGCATCGCCTATTTTAGCGTTAGTAATTTGAGCATCGCCTATCTTTGCTGTTTGAATAGTACCGTCTAAAATCTTTGCATTTGTTATAGCACCGTCTTGAATACGTGCACTATCAATAAAAACAGTGCCTCCACTTACAATAAAAGGTGCTGTACCAGAGGACCCATTCCAAATAGCAAACTTATCTGCTCTAAACTGCACATACGATTGAGCCCCCGAACCACTACTTGCATTTGAACCAATAACCATACCAGCAGAAGAGACACTTCCGTTAGTTTCGGTAGCAACTTGTAATACGTACATGGCATTAAGATCACCATTTATGTTAGCTGTTGTAGTGTTTAAAGTACTTATAGAACTAGTATTGCCATTAACTGTACTAGTTAAATTAGTAACATTAGTAGCTGTAGCACTTTGGGCGTTTGTAACGGTAACAATATCGGACTGAGCTGTAGCCATAGCGGAAGTCAAAGTGCTCCCAGTGAAACTTGTGGTGCCAAATAAATTAACTAAGGTTGCATCGCGTCCTGCTACCCAAGCATTGTTTGCTACATTTCTTGTATAAATTTGACCATCATCTGTATCAAACCAAATATCGTTTGGTTGTAAAGGATCACCATTAGTTCTAGTGCTAGGTTGACTAGAACTCTTAATAATAGTCGCTGCTGTTGTACTTGTAGCTAATAAATTATACCCAGGTAAATCTGCTAGGGTTTCACTTAACTCGGTCATAACCGCTGCTATATCTTGCAGCGTTGTAGCTTCTGCCCCGTTGGTGTTGTTAAAAGGTCCCTGTACATCAGATGTGCTTACATAACGCACCCAATAATAATATGTTTCTCCATAACCCACTTCATCGGTATAAATAAAAGCGGTTGTTGTAGCTCTTAGTGTAGCGCCAGCTAAATTATTATCTCTTGAGCGCCATATTTCTGTGTAAGCATGATTACCGTACGGAGCACTAGCACTTGTACCATTCCAATCTAATATAACTTGAGTAAAAACCCCTTCTGCTGTTAAAGATACCGGAGCGGGGGGTATAGATAAATCTCCCGGTCCAGCATCAGGGGGACCAAAATCGGTTGGTCCTAAGCCTGCGTTTGGATCAAAAGGATTATCTTTTAGTTTTACAGCAAGACCGCTATCAATTAATTCTCGTAAAGTTACTGCTCTGTCTATTGGGTCGCCAAGTTGTCCTAACCTTATAGCAAGAGCTTCTTGCATAGCTTTTAAAGAACCCGCAAGTTCTTTGTCTACTTTAGCGGGGATTGGTTTTAGCCCCGGCAGTTTAGTACCAGTGGTAGCCATTAAACGTTCCTTAATTCATCAATCGATTCACCAATACACACTTCATTAACTGTTTGTGCTGAGGATACTTCTATAGCAAAAGTACGATGCACACTTGCTGGGAGTCTAACTATTGGTTCATATATAGTAGTAGCACTAAAGCTAGGTGTTGTACCCGTAACTGAATAAACACTGCCAGATGTGCTGATGGTAGCGTCGTATATTACAGAGCCATCTCCATAAACTTTAAGTGTTACAGGAAATGCTTCTGCATCTACTTTAGCAAAACCCATACTAGTTGGCTTTGCAGTTACAAACTCTTTTGATTTCCAAGTAAAAGTATCGTTGGTTGTGCTGCCTTGGAATTTCTTAATATCATCATCAATAATAATATAAAGTTCATTATCATCAGGATCAGTAAAGCCTCCTGGTACTTCATTAGACTCACTTAATTCTGTAAAAGTAGAATCGCCGCCTCTAGGATCAAAAATAAATCCAGCATAAGCAGAACCGGTATAATAAAAACCAACATACCGGCCTTCCCATAAAAAACCTTTTATGGTTGCAGGGTAGTAGCTTGAACCCCATTGTTTTGGGTTAATTAAACCTTCGGTTAAAATTTTAACTTCAGCTCCTGATACTGCGACTAACCCATCTGGACCGGCGTACATAACATATTCACCCATGTCCACCATAGAGTTTTTGCTTAGACAAGCTTGTGCTGCTTCAATACGTATAGCACTCATAGATTGTGGATCGGTGCCCGCAATTAAATAAGGCGTACCTTTTGTGCCAACAATTAAACCATTACTTGTAACAGCTATAGCTACAACTTCTTCTTCAAGAGTTATACGATAAGCTGCAGGCCAAGCGTGAGGTAAGAAAGGTTCTGAAAAACAAACGCGTTTCCCAGTAAAACCAGCAAACACTCCATTAGGCATTGCAGCTAACCCTTTCATGGGGCCATCGGGGTATAAACTAGTATCTTCGTTTGGTGGGCCAATCCAATAAGTAGAAGGGATAATTTCAGCTAAATCAGAGTTTGCAGAGGTATCTGTAAAAGATGTAGTTGCTAAAGTAACTTCGCCAACAAACTGAAAAGCGGTTGTATTAGAGCCAGTATTAGATCTATATATACGTTTTTTAAGAAGATTAGTGTTTGTTCGACCGGTGCCCGAGGTACTTGTTTCAAGACCTGATATCGTTACCTTTCTATTATCATCCGTGGTTATAACAGTTGATGCAGCAGAAGGGGGCCCCTCTTCTCCGTA